AGATGAACTTGCCCGAGTTGGATGAGCCGCTGAACTTGCTTGCAATCTGCATCTCAATCTGCCTGCGCTCTTCTTCGCTCGGTACTCCGTTGTTGAAGTTGATGAGCATCGAAGGAGCAAGTCCGTTTTGGATGTTGTTGATGTGGTAGTTTGCAATCTCCTCTTCTAAATCCGCATAAGGTAAGCCGCCTTGATAGTCAACAGGTGAGTAGTAGTAGTATCCTGCTCGGTAGGGCTTCAGGTACAACACCTCAAGACCCTCACGGCTCGTACCAAACGCAGGGATGCGTACAGGGGTCTCCTTGCGGCTGCGGACGTTGTCCCAGCTCTTGGCGTAGTAGTAGCCCTCAACTTCGCCCTCATCGTTGCAGCGTTCTGCACGAAGCGTCTCAACGGGGATATGCTCTACCTTGACAATCGTGTTATGGTCTTTGGAGTAAACCACCTGAAGGGCGCATTGCCCCATCATTACATAGTCAGCCACCACCTTACGCAAGCAGTCTTTGGTGAACAAGCCCTTCATCGCAGCGTACTCACTCGGCTTGCGAGCAGAATCCGTAGCATCAAGACCCTTGCCGTAGGTGAGGTCAATCAGCGAGTTGAGGATGGCGTTGTTGGTCGGTGAGCCGTTGTATCGGTCGATTAGGTACTGGAAGTAGTTGTTGTCCTCTCCGTACTCTACCCAATCCTTACCCTGCACCTCCTTGATGACAGGAGTGGTGTAGGATGATAGGTTTACAACGTGGACTTTAGATGATGATGTATTCATTGTCGTATGTTGTTTCTTCGGTGTACACTCCTGCGTTCACCGTGAACTTGTCGTATTCCGTTTGTGAAGTTACGAATACTCGGTCTCTATAAATGAGATTTCCTGCATTAAAAACCTTCAACCCATAGAAGCGGCTATTCACCAATGAGAAAGTGCCTGTGAGGGTCATAAAACCATTCGCAGAGGAGGCCGTTACCGCAGGCGTAGCGGTTGTGTTTGTTGACTCATCCACCAAAGCGATCGTGACGCTCGCAGGAAACGAGCGAGGGATGATCGTAATAGTTTGGGGCGAAGCCGATACCTGAAGAATGTGCATCTCAACTAAATAACCTTTGAGGCTTGAATTGTTGGAAAAAGAAAGAGGGGCTTGCGCCCCTCAATCCATCCTATAACACTCATCAACTCTTACGAATCAATAAAGCAAATATATGTTAGGAATTGCTACCTACGACAATCGTGTCCGTAGCATTAGCAAGACCAGCGAACGGATTGGCTACCGTTGCACCTGCGATGAAGTTAGCAGGCAGTTGCTCCTGTGCTTCCATCGTCAAAGTGTAACCTGAAAGGTCACCCATAGCAGCACCCGTTACAATCGTGCCTCCAGTTACCTCTGCTCCGTAGTTCTTACCCATCAAGAAGGCGTTGCCGTTGAAGTCCTGTACGATAACGTAGGGGCGACCATAGGCCAAGAGCTTCAGCTCCTTGTTGTCTTCTTTGGTGAGCTTGGTCAAGGTAAGGTTCAGCGTCTGCGTGAAGAAGGTAGTACCATTCTCACGACTTGAGTTGAACACTTGCTCAAACGAGCTATTACCTCTCACAAGGTATTGGTATGCAGAGAAGGTACCGCTGATGTCGGTTACCTCATCGTTAGTCAAAGTGATGGTTCCCAAGTCATTGAAGTCAACAAAGTACACGGCATAGATACCACCTACTACGTCTTTACAAGGAACCGCCCGACCTTTTGTTAAATCACAAGCCATTGTTTGTTGTTTTTTAGAATTAAAAAAGAGGGCGAGGGCATAGCCCAAGCCCCCTCTTGATTTACATTAGGTCGGATTAAGAGTAGAGAACTACGTCAGTTCCGATGCCGTACTGCACACCTGCGAAGAAGCGCAGAATTACACGGATGTTGTCTGAACCATCAAGGTCAGCCATATCGAGGACACGCACTTCGTTGCGCTCGTTCAACAAACCAGTTCCGAAGAACAGGTTGCTTGACTGGGCAGCGACCATCTTGTTTGAAGGCAAGCCGTTAGCCATAGCTACACGAATACCATCGAAGAACAAGTCACCTTGTCCGTACCACATCGTGCCTTTGTTGTCGACACCATTAGCACCAAGACCTGAAGTACCGAAGCCACCCAAAGCACGAACGTAAGCCTTCGCTACGTTTTGCGGAATGTAGATGACGAGATCCTCCTTACCGTAAAGGGCAGAAGGGATAGCGTCTACAACCTTACCAAGCTCCGTGATTACGTTAGCAGCCGTTACGGTGGTAGCCGTTACGTCTACAACGTCAGCGTCAGCGGTCATCAAGGGGATAAGTCCAGAGAACTCACCTGCTGAAGCAGCGTTTCCGTTCCAAATGTTCTGCTCAATCTTTTGGGCAGTCTTGGCGGCAACGTGAGCGATCAAGAAGTCAGCAAAAGAAGCGGGGATGCTATCGTAAGCAGAGAAGCCCATTTGACCACCGATCCAAGAATCGTAGTAGTCCTTCTTGCAAAGCTGAAGGTTAACTTGGAAAGGCTCAACCTCAAGAACTCGGTCAGTAAGAGTCAAGGTAGAGGTAGCAGTAAAGTCACAAGTGGCATCTTTTACGATGTCATCCGTGCCGACTTTTTGCAGGGTAGTTTTGAAGTTTACGTTCGGAAGGATCTCGATGAGTCCCTTGTCGAGCGTATCTGCGCTCAAAAGAGCAGCAGAGATGTATTTTGAGGCAAACTGCCCCGCATACGAAGTGGTAATACTGGTCGTAGTGGCCATTTTTTACTTTTTTTATTTTTAGTTGTTAAGACGTGCAAGGACTCGGTCAAGTGACTTTGCAGGACGCTTGAACTCAACCTTGTTGGCTTGCTTTGTTGCAGGATTGTGCTTGATTGGTTTGGCAGCAGCTTGAGATGACAACTCCTGCTTGGCAGCAGCCATCTCCTCTTTGTACTTAGCCATCTCATCCTTCATTTTTTTCATCTCGTTCTGAATCTCCTCAACAAGGGGAGCAACTGCTTCAGCGACTGCCACCTCAATAACGGCAACAACCTCTTGGGCAACTTCAGATACGGCCTCCTCAGCTACTTCTTCGGCAACTGCAACGGCTTCTTCAGATTGCAGCTCAACCTCAACTTCGGCTTCTGCCTCTGCTGCTTTGATTTCTGCAATCAGTCCTTCTTCAACAATAACGAGGATGCTACCATCTTCGAGTTTGTGTTCTCCCACTGGAGCAGGGACACGGTCTTCACCGCTCACGATGAATACTTCGTTTCCTGCTTCAAAGGCTTCAGCCTCAAGAACGGCTCCGTTCTCAAGGTTCATAGTTGCAAATTTAACCTCACGTACGGAGGCCAATTCTGCAAGGATTCGGTTCAGAATAGAATTTGCTTTCATATCTAACTAAATAAAAGGGGGTTGGTTATTTGTTACATTTTATGGGTTGATGATTACATCACCTTGTCCGACCAAAGAGCCGATGCCTTGAGCAGGAAGCGACCCATCGCAGCATTTGCGTGAGTAGGTGTTGTCCTTGCAAAGGCATCCACGATTACCGCCTCTTGGTGAAGCGACTGGTAGTTTTTGAGGGCGCATCATAATTTACCGAGTTCTTTAAGTTTGCTCTCTGCCCAACGCTTGCCCGCAAGACCGCCCCATAGAAGGTAAGAGATAGTGCCACACGCTTGGCTATCGTTTTCATCGTAGTATTCTTCGGCTCTTGATAGGTACGAGTGCATCCGAGATATGGTCTCTACGCTCAAAGGGCGTTTGGCTGCGAGGGTGGCTGCACGAATTTTGCCCACACTCGTAGCGCATTTGTTGCCGTTCTTCTCGTTCAGCTCAATGCCTCGCTTGGCGTTGTTGCTTACGGCTTGTGGGTAGTCCGAGTAGGACTCTAACTCCATACGCTTACCGCCCTTCTTGCGACCATCCTTTTTGATGATGGCTACGATTTGCGATAGCAGTAATGCCGCCTCTTGCTCTTCGAGCTTCTCCATCTCTTGCTTGGCGAAGTTTAGCTTGTCCACAAAGTACCCCTCGATTGAGAAGCCCTTGACCTTACCAGTTTTTACGAAGCCATCCCATATCTCTGGGTTGTTGACCTTCATAGAAACCATCCACGTTCCGATAGGCAAATCCATTCCGTACTTGCGGCTCTTGTCGTATTGCTCATCTTCAATAATCCACGACTCAACTACCGTGAGGCCGTTGATGCCTACCTCGTGTTCGAGCGTAGCATTGTTCTGCTTGGCCTTTTGAAAAAACAACTCGGAGGCTTTGCGGATGGTGGCTTCGCTGAAGTAAACGTAAAACTCCTCTTCGCCACTTGCTCGGTAGATTGGCTTGTTGGGAACGAGTGCTGCTCCCATCAAGATTCGCTTCTCTTTGCTCTGCGTGGCAAACTCAATGCGTTGGGTGTTGAGGGCAATAAAATCCTCCTCAATGGCGGGGTTCTCTACGAGGCTAATAGCATCAATGCCTGTCAAGGCCATTGTCTCATCGAGTACAAGTTCAATTAGTTTCATTATCCGAATGTTGCGGTTCGTATTCTACGTCTTTCGAGTTCTTGTGCGGTTGACACTTCGCCTCCTACCACATACGCACGAAGTGGTCGGTCGAATTGTGAGCCTATACTTTGTGCGAGTTGATTGGTTCCACTCTGCCCAACGATGTTGAACTGAGGTGCTTGTATTGGTTGGCTTCCACCACCCCCACCACCTGTTGAAGGTGTCGATGGCGTAGATGTAGACGGACTGTCGGCATTAAACTTTTGTGCAGATATTGCAGCTACACGAGCAAGGCCACCCGCAACGGCTACGCCTGCCGCGATTGCAGCACGAATAGGTGAGTCGGGGGTCAATGTCAACTGAGACGCATACGCTTTTTGAGCAGCGACATACGTTGAAACAAGGGTTTCTGCAATACTCAAAGCCTTGTTGCGATTAAACGCCTTTTGAGCAGCCTCCTTGTTGTTGGCATCGTAGATACTGTTCAGCTCCTTCAGGGCAGAGATAGTACCAAGTGCTGAGTCGGTGGCAAGGTCTTGCAACTGCTGACGGAACGCTTTCTCTTTGTCAAGCTCCTCTTTGCGTATCTTGTCTCTTGCTTCGCCTGCCTCCTTCTGTTTTTTCAAACGCTCAAGCTCGGCGTTGAAAGCACGCATATCCTCCTCCTGCTCGAAGTCGGCAAAGAACTTGGCATCTGAAAGACGCTGCTCGCGGGCCTCTTTTGCAATACGGGCCACGTTGTCTTCGTGATCCTTCAGGGCTTGCTCACGTCTTTGGTTCTCACGATTCAGGATGTCAAAGCGGTCTTGTGCCGACGCCTTTGCGTCCTCCTTCTTCTTGCCGTTGATGGCCTTTTGGTTCGCCAAGTCAAGCGCACGAAGTTCAGATTCCTTATCAAGGATTTGTTGAGCGATGTCTTTTTGAGCCTCCGCATCATCAAACAGGAACGCTTGCTTGGCAATTAGGTCTAACTTCTCTTTTTGAAGAAGCTCCTTGCGCTTAGAGTAGATTTTCTCGCTTGCTGCTCCTGAAGCATCAAGCTCAGAAACCTCACGCTTCAACGCATTAACTCCTTCGCTGCGTGCCTTGCGCTCTTTTTCGATGGCGTCAGCAGCAGCACGGGTCTCGTCAACGTACTTCTTCTTGGCCTCCGTAGCCTTAGCCAACGCCTCAGCTTCTTCTTCTTCGGTCTGCACCAATTCATCGTATAGCTTGATGACGCTCTGAATGACGAGGAGGGCGATACCAAATGAAGCCGTTTTGAGGGCAAGGTCGAGACCTTTTACTCCTGCGGTTGCTGCTTTGACTGAGTCATACGCCTGAAAGAAGGCATCTGACATACCTCCAGTCAGGTCATTGATCAGACCTTTGATTGGAGATACGGTATTTTTTAGGGTTTCAAAATCCTTTGCGCCCTGCTTGACAGGCTCGGTGATGCCGTCTAAATCATCTTTAACGGCTTTGGCCTCTTTGCGTACACCCTGAAGCTCCTTCGTGATTTTATCAGCAACAGGCGCAGCATTGGTTGTGATGCTAATGTTGATACTTACTTCTTCAGCCATTGCCTTCTAATGATCTTTTTTGCGTCTTGCCAAGTGCTTGGGAGGTGGTACTTGCCTTTTGCTATCTCTACGTTTTCACTGACTCCTACCCAATCGTCAGATTGAAGCACGTCAACTAAATAACTTATGAAACCCTTTTTCATACTACGTTGAGGAGTTCAAATGTTGCTTTGCCTGTGGTCATATT